TTTCACGAGACGATTGCTGCATTCGCTGATAAAGACATTGTAGAGGTTGCAGATGGTCTTGCTGATATGGTTTGGGTCATCATGGGTCTTGCTTCTACCCTTGACATTCCTTTTAATCAAGTCTGGGATGAAGTCAAAGCATCAAACATGAGCAAGGTTGTAAAGGGTAAAGTGATTCGTCGTGAAGACGGTAAGATCCTAAAACCCGATACCTATTTCAAACCCAACATTCGGAAGGCAATGAATTTAGAATGAATAAATGGAATGAAGCACACATGAAGGTAGCGGAGGTTTATGCCAAACTCTCCTCTGCCAAGAGACTTCAGGTTGGTTGTGTGATTGTCAAGGATAACCGTATTATCTCTATTGGATACAATGGTATGCCTTCTGGGTGGGACAACACCTGCGAGCACCTCGACTATCTGGACGGTAAACTAACCACCAAACGTGAAGTGCTTCATGCTGAGACTAACGCCATTGCGAAACTGGCACAGAGCACAGAGAGCGGGAGAGATGCAGAACTCTACGTCACAGTCTCTCCCTGCATTGAGTGTGCTAAGTTAATCCATCAGGTTGGAATTTCTAAGGTTTATTATCGCCACGAGTATCGCAACTGTAGCGGATTGTCATTTTTGAGGAAGTGCGATATACTTGTCAAACAAATTTGAGATTACATTATGAGTCCATTTGATTTTCTGAATGCTATTAACACGACCAAACAAGATTTAATGATTGATCCCGACAACGAGAAAAAGTATGTGCCATTTGTGGTGAATCGTACTCTTTCTTATTTTTCTGATACGGTTCATGTTGCAAACGCAATGAACCAATACCACCACCTTGATAAGAAGTTGCAATTTCAGTTTTTCCTAAATATTATTCGGAAACGGAAACGTTTCTCTAAGTGGGCAAAACCTACTGAAATCAGTGACTTGGATGCAGTAAAAGAGTATTATGGCTACAGCAATGAAAAGGCTCGCCAAGCAATCGCTCTTCTATCTGCCGATCAAATAACAATTATAAAAAATAAGGTGAGCAAAGGTGGAAGAAAATAATCTCGTTGAATGGAGTCCGGCAAAGATGCTGGAAGTCACTCTGGCAGAACCAGATGACTTTTTGAAGGTGCGGGAAACACTCACTCGCATCGGCGTCGCTTCTCGTAAAGAAAACAAACTATTTCAATCGTGCCATATTCTGCATAAGCAGGGTCGGTATTTCATCGTGCACTTCAAGGAACTGTTCCTGTTAGACGGAAAGAAGTCCAACCTCGAAGAGTCTGATGTTCAGCGACGCAACACGATCGCGACTCTCCTGCAAGACTGGGGACTCGTTGAGATTCAGAACAAGGAAGTTGCAAAGGACTGTGCCCCTATGCGCCAGATCAAGATCATTGGATACAAAGATAAGGATAAGTGGGAACTCTGTCCCAAGTATAATATCGGAAACAAGTGATGTTCGGAATCTTTGATGGTCGTGAAGAAGAAATTGCTAATAAACGTGTTTTCTTCGGGAAGTTGCCAATCAATATAAGCGACGAGTTTGACTGGACTCGGTATATGGATCTGATGGATAATCATCCAGAAGACATGTATGACCGGAACACTCGGAAGTTTAGGATTGGACTAAACAATTTCCACTCCCGACCCTCTTCTCCACCCTTTGCGAAAAAGATTGTAGACGAAATGAAAGAAGTTTTTTCTCTACATTCTAACAACATCACCAATATCGCATTCAGCGGATTTGGTCTTAACAGCGATAGTTATCCATGGCACAAGGATGGCATGGATGTATTTCTGGTCCAAGTCTTAAACGATATTGAGTTAAGAGTTGAGGGGGTGAACGAGGAAAAAGATTTCTGGTTTACTCCTGGGGAGTATGTTTGGATTCCAAGAGGAACTCATCACAGAATTACTCCCCATAAATCACGAGTCACATTTTCTTTTGGTGTCGAAGGTGGTCCTGATCCAGCAGATTATTTCTAGACTGGTCTGGAAAGGATAACAATATCACCTTCAACGGCATTGATGGTAATTGAACTTCCATCCAGCGGTCCTAGTAAGACTCCGGAAGAAAGCGACTGTCCAGACAATCCACCGCCAGTGACAGAACCACCTGTACCAGAAATGTAACTTCCAGCAACGGCAGAGTCATAGGTTCGCGATCCGCCAGCATCACCAAATTCGCCGAAGATAACACTCACCATTGTTGGTGCTCTACCCCAAGACATTCTTCTTGTATCGCTATCATACATTGGGATGTCTTGGTGTCGAGTAGGAGTGCTGTCAACTAGATTAACGAGAGTACCCCAACGAATGCTGTCATAATTACTATCGAAACTTGGGCGATTCTGATGCCAGTACATAATCCCTAGATGCTCAGCACTATCAAGGACATGACTGATTCTTACTTCGTCTCCACTATCTGCTGCACTGTCAAGAGTTATGGTATATCCACTAGCGGTAAACGAAACTTCTTCACCATTTCTAAATACATGAACTCTTTCTTCAGAATCAACAATGCTTGAAATTGCAAATTGTGTTTGTCCTGCATCTGCCGAGTCAAATATGTTAATTTCAGTTTTGTTGACCAGTTTATCAATAGGTCCCCATTCCATGAGCTGACTTGCTTCGTTGTATATCAGAACCTGATTCTCTTTCGGTTCAGAATTTCTATTATACGTTGCTTTGATTGCCATTGACAAAAAATCCTAAAAAGAGTATAATTACCTTGTTTATTTATATAAATAAACGTGGATGCGGATAGTCCGGTCCAATTTAATCTTGCTTAACTTAAGGAGATACAATCATGACTAACCATGATCTTTTGCCCTTTGCTGGGGCACTTCCCCGTTTTATTGGTTTCGACAACCTTCTTCGTGATATGGAACTACTTAGTAAACCGTCTAATCAACAAAACTATCCTCCGCATAATCTAGTCAAGTACGATGAGTACACCTATCAACTAGAGTTTGCACTGGCAGGTTTTGAAAAAGATGATCTGAAGGTTGAGCATCACGGCACTGACCTGCACATCTCTGGCGAGCAGTCTCCTCGTGATGACGAACCCTGTGAGTTTCTTCACAAGGGTATCTCTACCAAGAAGTTCCGTAAGTCCTTCAAAGTCAATGAGCATGTGAACGTTGTCAGTTCGTCCTATACGAACGGTATCCTATATGTGCTGCTGAAGGTTGAACTTCCTGAAGAGAAGAAGCCGAAGGTTATTCCTATTCAATAGTATGGAGATCATGGTGCCTCTTCGGAGGCACCTTTTATTATGTTAGCATACCAGATCGTTGATTTTAATAATCCTGTCTCTGTTGAGTATATGAAGATCTCTCAACAGTCATTTATTCCCGCAATCCAAGAAGGTTATATCAGCGAGATTATTCCTGTTCAGGCAATCACTCCTGCCAATCTAGATAAGTATGAACACCTCTATGAATGGCACCCAAGTCTTATGATTGGAGACGGTTCTTATAATAATAACAAGGACCACTCTCCCTCCGAAAAAGCAGGCATGTGCACTCATTGGGAGTTAATGAAGAAACAGGGGCAGTCTGACGAACGATTCCTTGTGCTTGAACACGACGCATACCTGATTCCTGAGCACCAGGAGTATTTTTACTATTTGCTTGACTATATTAATGAAAACAAAGTATGCTATGCAAACATTGGACTGTTCATGGCATGCTACACATTCGATACTCACTGCGCGCAATGGATGTATCAATTGCTCCATGAACAAAAGTTTTGGATTAATGGCGGACCATACAGCGTTGTTGAGCGTCTGTTTAGGAACTACACCGACCACCTCCTGCGCAAGAGAGACTTCAATGGAATCGCCCACACAGTGATTCATCCGTGGGGTGGTTGTGATACAATTGGAATGGGCAGAAGAGTCGAGATATTTTTTAACGAACGTGATGAGAACAAAGAAAACAGCATCCCCACTCCGGTAACTCAGGTTATCTCCAAAAGACTTCAGGTTACTCAAGAGCACCACACCTACCGAAAAAAATTCATTGAAGAACCTTGGACCAGACATCCTTATTTCCACGTTATTGATTGACAATTCTTTGGTCTTCGGGTATAATATCCGGACGCTGATAAAGGATAAACGATGAGTAGTTTTTACACCTCTGTTGCTCGCCAAGGCAACAATATTCTTTACCGTGGATATGACGCCAATGGTCGTCAGATCCGCCAGAAAGTCGATTTTAAACCTACCCTATTTGTACAGACGAGTAAACTAACTCAGTGGAAGGGACTGGACGGTACGCCAGTCGAACCCATGCAGTTTGATAGTATGCGCGATGCCTCTGACTTCATGTCTCGCTACGAGGATGTTCAGAGTTTCCGCGTTTATGGCATGAACAACTATGTGTTCCAGTTTATTGCCGAGAAATTTCCCCAAGAAATTAAATTCAATCGAGACCACATTAACGTCTGTGCTCTCGATATTGAGGTGGCGTCCGAGGATGGATTCCCCGAACCTGGGATTGCTGCCCAACCAGTAATCTCAATCACGATGAAGAGTGAGCGCGGACCCTATCGAGTCTGGGGTCTCTATGACTACGACGTCAAGAACTCCGATGTCATCTATGAGAAATGCTTCACCGAGATTGAACTGCTTCAGAAGTTTCTCAGTTACTGGGCACATGAGTGTCCGGACATCATCACTGGTTGGAACTCTAAACTATTCGACATTCCCTATCTGGTAAACCGAATCACCAAAGTGATTGGTCCTGAACCAATTGCTCGATTCTCTCCCTGGGGAATTGTTCGTGAACGTAAAGTAATCGTCGAGGGTAAGCACCACCAGTCATATGAGATTGTTGGCGTTGAGCAACTTGACTACCTTGATCTGTTTAAGAAGTTTACTCTGAACACTCTTGGTCGGCAGGAGTCGTATCGCCTAGATCATATTGCCTTCGTTGTGCTTGGTGAGCGCAAACTCTCCTATGACGAGTACGGGAGTCTGCATCTCTTGTACAAGCATGACTTCCAGAAGTTTATTGACTATAACATCCGAGACGTTGAACTCATCTTCCGAATTGACGAGAAGGTTGACTTGATCTCTCTTGCTTTGACTATGGCATACCGTGGCGGAGTGAACTACTCAGACTCAATGGGCACGACAAACATCTGGGACTCGATCATCTACCGAATCCTGAATGAGCGTAAGATCGCAGTGCCACAGAAGGTTGAGAAACCGAAGACGCAGTTTCCTGGTGCTTATGTGAAAGAACCACAGGTTGGTTCGCACGATTGGGTTGTTTCCTTTGACCTTAACTCTCTGTACCCCAACATCATTGTCCAATACAATATGTCGCCTGAGACAGTGCTTGATGGTCTTGTGCCTAACATGAGCGTTGAGAAGATGCTGCGGAGAATGGAAGGATCGGATGGCAACTACTCTGTTGCTCCCACTGGTTCTAAATTCTCTCATGATCAGCAGGGTGTAATTCCTAGCGTGATCGTTCAGTACTACAATGATCGTCGAGTCATTAAGAAAGAACTGCTTGATGCCAAGCAGCAGTATGAGACTGAGAAAACCAAAGAACTAGAGAATAAGATTGCCTCTTTGGATAACCAACAGATGGCAATTAAGATTCTAATGAACTCCCTTTACGGTGCGCTCGGCAATCGCTGGTTCCGATACTTTGATCAGCGCGTTGCGGAGAGCATCACTCTTGCGGGTCAGTTGTCAATCAAATGGGCGGAACGTGCCGTCAATGAGGAGATGAATAAACTTCTTCAGACTGACGAAGATTACGTTGTCGCGATTGACACTGACTCCTTATACATTCGGATGAATTCTCTGGTTGAGAAATTCAATCCGAAGGATCCAGTGAAGTTCCTGGATAAGATCTGCCGTGAACACTTTGAGAAAGTCCTAGAGAAATCCTATGAAGAACTAGCACTATTCACCAATGCCTATGAGAATCGGATGGAGATGGGTCGCGAGGTTATTGCGGACCGTGGGATCTGGGTTGCCAAGAAACGCTATATTCTGAACGTGCATAACAACGAGGGTGTCCAGTACGCAGAACCTAAGTTGAAGATGATGGGCATTGAAGCAATCAAGTCCTCGACGCCTCAGATTGTTCGTGATAAATTCAAGGAAATCTTCCGAGTCATCGTAGAGGGGACGGAGAGCGATACTCAGCGATTCATCCGAGAATTCCGGGATCAGTTCTCAAATCTCCCTCCAGAGGAAATCTCCTTCCCGAGAGGCGTTTCCGATGCTACCAAGTGGAAAGACTCCAAGTCTATTTACAAGAAGGGAACTCCGATCCATGTGCGCGGTGCTCTGCTATATAATCAGGCAATCAGACACCATGCCCTAGAGAAACGGTATGAGATTATCAAGGACGGCGAGAAGGTTAAGTTCGTCTATCTTAAGACTCCAAACCCGATCAAGGAGAACGTGGTTTCTTATCCGCTGATCCTTCCAAAAGAGCTTGACCTTCATAGGTACATTGATTATAATACAATGTTTGACAAGACCTTCCTTGATCCGCTGCGACCGATCCTGGATGCAGTTGGATGGGAAGATGAACCAAAGGCGTCTCTAGAAGACTTTTTCGGATGAACTACGAACTTACAATATTTCGCAATCAGTTTGACAACAAGACTCATCGGCGTCTGTCCTTTGAGACTTGGGATTCTTTTGTAAACTGGTTATATAAGATATCTCAAGTAAAGGGGCAAAAAGGTGGAAATAATTCTAGTCCTCTCATTAGTCCTGCTGTTTTCGAGGACGGTTCGACGCGTAGTAATCGATCTACTTCTTATTGGGGTTCTTGGTGTGCTGTTGATGTCGATGATCACGATTTTCCTGTCCTGGTAGATGATCTCAAAGGGGCATTGATTAGTAAATTTAATAATTATGATTTCGTGGTTTATAGCACTGCTTCTTCTAGCAGCACTTATCCGAAATTCCGTATCGTTTTTAGAACGGACGAAAAGATTGAGCAGGAGCGAATCAAACCTTTCTGGTATGCTCTTAACACGGAACTCGGAGAGATCGGCGATCCCCAGACAAAAGACCTTGCTAGAATGTATTACGTTCCAGCACAATACCCTTGTGACAATAACTTTATCTTTGTTCATAATGGTGGCAATCCTCTAAACGTTTCGGAGTTGATTGCCAAGCATCCCTACACTGAGAAGACTGGCAACTCCTTCATGGATCGTCTGCCTCCTGAACTACAGAAAGCAGTGATTGAGCATCGTAAGAATTCGCTACATAATACCAACATTCGTTGGACTTCATACCATGATTGTCCTTTCTGGCCACGAATGCTAGCAGTCGAGTATCGAAACATCAGCAGCACTGGTTGGTATCACAAGATGTATCAGATTATGGTTGCCCTTGCGGGCAATGCTGTGAAGTGTGGATACCCTATTACTGCTCACCAGATTGCAGAACTCTGTCGTCAGTTTGATAAGGATACGGGAAACTGGTATGAAGGACGTCCAATCGAACGTGAAGCAGATGGTGCACTAGAATACGTCTATAGGAATGGATAAATGTTTCAAAAAATTATTGTAACAGGAGCAGCAGGGTTTATTGGATCTCAACTACTCAAACGGTTGAAAGATAAACAGATTGACTGCATTGGGATTGATAACTTCAATAACCATCTTTACGACCCCGAATTAAAGGTTGCTAGGGTAAAGGAGTTTGGTCTAGACGTCAAAGTTGAAGACATTAGAAACTATGACGGTATGGTCAAAATTCTAAATGAATTTCGTCCTGACCTTATTGTCCATCTTGCAGCACATGCTGGCGTTAGAGATTCTTTTGGTAAAGAGGCAAACTACCACTCAAATAATATTGATGGCACGCAGTCTCTGATTGATGCTTGTAAGACTCTAGATAATCCTCCAAGGGTAATCTATGCCTCTACCAGCAGCGTTTACGGTGGGACTAAGGTTCTCCCTTGGGTTGAGGAACAAGTAGACGGACACCAACTGAATGCCTATGCTTACACCAAGTATGCAAATGAGTGTCAGTTTAAAGTTTCAGAACTTAATAATACGGGACTTCGTTTCTTTACGGTATATGGTCCGTGGGGTCGTCCTGACATGGCACTGTTTCAATTCACGAAAAACATCATTGACGGAAAGGAAATTCAGGTATATAATTACGGAGACATGAAACGAGATTTCACATATGTCGAAGATATCCTGGATGGTATTGAGATCATAATCAATGCCAATATTCTTTCAGGCGAAATTTTTAATATTGGTAGAGGGAGACAAGTTCCGCTTCTAGACTTTGTGAATGAAATTGAGAAGAACTGCGGTAAGGAAGGGAAAATAAAGTTTGTTGAGCGTCATCCTGCAGACACGCTAGAAACGTGGAGTGACGTTACTAAACTACAAGAACTCGGTTACCAACCGAAGGTTGATGTCGAACAGGGAATCGAGGAATTCTATAAATGGTACAAATGGTATTATGGAGTTAATTAATGTCTGATGAATTTGATACAACAGCACCCTTGAGTGGTGCACCTAAAAAAGAAGATCAGATCAGTCCAGCGAATCCTCTCAAACTTGGGATCGTTGGACATGGGTTTGTGGGTAAGGCAGTTTCCTATGCTTTCTTCAGTCCCTCTGTGGACATTTTTATTGCTGATCCCAAGTACAATACGACGATCGATGACTTGATTGAGTTTGATCCGCAGGTTTCTTTTATCTGTGCTCCGACTCCTATGAATCCTGAGACTGGATTCGTGGATGCTAGTATCGTCGAGGATGCAGTAATTAAGTTGATTGAACACACTGAAAGTCTGGTTGTGGTCAAATCTACCATTACTCCTGATATCATTGATCGTCTCTACAACTCAATGTTTGAAGATGGTCATGAGCGGTTTGTCTACAATCCTGAATTCTTGACAGAGAAAGCAGCAGAAGAGCAGTTCGTAAATGCTGAGTTTCATGTCCTGGGCGGATACCCGAATCCAACAGGAGCAATTGCCGAACTCTATGATGTGTTCAGTCTTTGTCGCTCCAAAGAGTTTTTCCGCATGTCTGCACCCGAGGCAAGTTTTGTCAAGTATGCGATCAACTCTTACCTGGCAACAAAATTAATTTTCTTTAATCAACTTTATGACTTGATTAATTACAATGCTTGCAGTTATAATATCATCACTCGTGTCGTTGGTGAAGACCCTAGGGTTGGTATCGGACATACACGTGTCCCTGGATATGACGGTAAGCGTGGTTATGGTGGAGCATGTCTCCCCAAAGATATTATGGCATTCCTTAAGTTTTCTGAGGTTAAAAACGAAGAAACTGGCGAAGTTGCTTCTTTCAGTCTGCTAGAAAAAGTCATTGAGATTAATAACAAGTACAGAGCAGAATATGAAACTGATGACCGCGAGAAAGCAAACAACATTACATTTGGAGAAAAAGATGTCGATAATGGACAAATTGAAGAAGAACAGCAAACTGAAGACGACGGAGGTTCTGTCGGAGAGTAAGTTCTTCACCGAGAAAGATATGGTCCCGACGAATGTGCCCATGGTTAATGTGGCACTCTCGGGTTCTTTCAACGGTGGCGTTACTCCTGGTTTGACTGTCCTTGCTGGTCCGTCCAAGCATTTCAAAACATCATTTGCTCTGCTAATGGCAGGTGCATATCTGGAGGCAAAGAAAGATGCGGTACTTCTGTTCTACGATTCCGAGTTTGGTTCACCCCAGTCTTATTTCGAGCAGTTTGGAATTGATCCTTCTCGGGTTCTTCATACTCCTATCACAAATGTAGAGGAACTGAAGTTTGACCTGATTAACCAACTAGAGAATATTGAGCGAGAAGACGATGTCATTATCGTGATTGACTCTATTGGTAATCTGGCGTCAAAGAAAGAACTTGAGGATGCTATGAGCGAGAAGTCTGTTGCAGATATGTCTCGTGCCAAGGCACTCAAAGGGTTGTTCCGTATGGCAACTCCCTATCTCGCAATGAAGAATATCCCGATGCTGGCAGTGAACCATACCTATAAAGAAATTGGTATGTTCCCGAAAGATATTGTTGGTGGTGGTACGGGAATTTACTACTCAGCAGATAACATCTGGATTTTGGGTCGGCAGCAGGACAAGCAAGGAACTGAGATCAAGGGTTATCATTTCGTTATTAATGTGGAGAAATCTCGTTATGTTAAAGAAAAATCTAAGATTCCTATTTCAGTTTCTTGGGAAGGTGGCGTGCAGCGTTTTAGTGGTCTTCTGGACGTTGCTCTTGCTGGTAATTACGTTACAAAGCCTTCTGTTGGTTGGTATCAGCGAGTTGATACGAGTACTGGGGAACTGGTCGGACCTAAAGTTCGTCAGGCAGATACCCTCGCTGAATCTTTCTGGACACCAATTTTCGAAGAAACCGATTTTTCGGAATTTGTAGAGAAACAGTACAAGATTGGCTTGCCTATGCAAGTAGATCCGGATACAATTGTGGAATCGGAAGATGCTTAACGTTGACCGATTGCTTGAGAAGGTAGACTTTGAACTCATTCCGGTTGATGGTCATCCGAATGAACAGTCTTGGCAGGTTCGTCTCCTCCGTGGCGAATATGTCGAGACTGTGATTCGGTTTGGAAATATTGCTTTCAACCCAGAACTTCAATGCCTCAACTTTAACTTTTTCATTGTGAGTAGTCCTGACCCGGACCTCACAGTGAAGGATAAAGACCTTCAAGAGCATGTGGCAAGAGTGCTAGAGCAAATCCTTGACAAAGCACAACAAGAAGGGTATCTTATGACGAAAGAACAAGGTGCCCCCGATTCTGACTTGTGGAGTATGGCAGAGAGTTAATGAATGAAATCAATCTAGAACAGACAGTTCTTCGCAACCTTTTGACCAACGATGAGTATGCGAGAAAGGTTGCTGCATTTTTATCGCCAGATTATTTCCAAGGAGTCTATCAAAACCTCTTCAAAGAGTTTACCAAATTCATTGCCAAGTATAATAAACTTCCTTCCCAGGAAGCATTCAAGATTGAGATCGATGAAGGCGATCGTCTCAATGACGAGCAGTATCGCCATGCGATGGAGATCCTGCCCAATATCTTTACACCTGAGAAAGAGAACCTGGAGTGGTTGATTGACCGAACCGAGAAGTGGTGTCAGGACCGTGCAGTCTATAATGCTGTCATGGAGTCCATTACGGTCATCGATGGTAAGCACCAAACTCTAACCAAGAATGCTATTCCAGATATCCTCAGCAAAGCACTCAGCGTTTCCTTTGACACAAACATTGGACATGACTATCTTGAGAATGTTGACAAGCGATACGACTTCTATCATGAGCAGGAGGAGCGCATTCCCTTTGACCTGGATTACTTTAATCAGATTACGAAGGGTGGTCTGCCCAATAAGACTCTGAATATCGCCCTCGCAGGTACAGGCGTCGGTAAGTCTCTATTCATGTGTCACTGTGCAGGCGCTGTGCTTTCTCAGGGCAAGAACGTTCTCTATATCACCATGGAGATGTCAGAGGAGCGCATTGCAGAGCGTATTGACGCAAACCTACTCAATGTCCCCATTGATCAACTTGAGAATCTGTCCAAGGATATGTTCCGTGATCGAGTCGGAGAGATTGCCAAACGAACTCAGGGTAAGTTAATCATCAAGGAGTATCCGACCGGACAGGCAAACACCAGTCACTTTCGTGCACTTCTCAATGAATTAAAACTAAAGAAGAACTTCGTTCCTGATGTCATCTACATTGATTATCTAAATATCTGTGCATCCTCTCGAATGAAGGGTATGGGTGGAGCGATCAACTCCTACTCCTATATCAAGAGCATTGCCGAAGAGATCCGTGGTCTGGCGGTGGAGTTTGACGTTCCTATCGTATCCGCCACTCAAACGACTCGCTCAGGGTTCAGCAATGACGATGTGGGTCTCGAAGATACTTCTGAGTCCTTTGGTCTCCCTGCTACCGCTGACTTAATGTTTGCACTCATCTCTAATCCAGAATTGAATTCACAAGGAAAAATACTTGTCAAGCAGTTGAAAAACAGGTATAATGATCCTACGATGAATCAGCGTTTTGTTGTTGGAGTCGATCGTTCTAAGATGAGACTATTCGATACAGATCAAAATTCAGATGCGGCAAAGGACGACACTCCTGTATTTGATAATTCTGACTCGGGAAGAAAACTCAATCAAGAGAAATTCAGGAATTTTAAGATATGACGAATTTCGAGCATACTGTCCTTGCCCTTTGTTTTTTTGGAATAATTTACATTTGGGGGTTTTATTCTGGGAAGAAAAGCGGTATAATATATACAATATCCTATCTTGAAGAAGAAGGATACATTAAATTTGAGAAAAAGGTGATGAGGAAAGTGAGTGATGAAAAATCGTTATGGCGATGAGTATCATTGGGAAAAACTCAATGACAAAGAATACAAGTTTGTAATGGAAGGCGACTCATTGAAGTACTGTCGTTATGGTGGTAAGGAAGGTCAGTCTGGTATTGATATGAATGATCTTGGTATGTTTGATCCGAGTGGTGGTCCGTATGTTGGAATAGGTCACCAACTATGGGATGACCAACAAGGCACCTATAAAACAGTAGAGCGCATTCGTAGTTCCGATGAAGGTTTTATCGTTGAGGTGAAGTAATGAAAATCTTTACGGTGATTGCTAATCGTTGGGGTGATGACGAACGTCATTCCTATTTCGTTGGTGCCTATGATGACGTTGTTCGTGCCTATCGTGCGGCAATCGCTGAAGAGTATTGGCGTGGTGGTAAGTATCAATGTGTCGTACACGAAAGCGAACTGAACGCTGAGAACGTCTGTGAGATTGACGGCGAGAGTAAAGAAGAGTGGTGTGAAAAACAGTGTTTGCCAGAAGGTGACTATGCGTTAGACATTATGACTCGTGTAAATCAGCATTATGATTTGTATAACATTACAGCGGGTGAGAACCCATTGGTGAAAAAATGAGCATTGAAGTAAGTAAAAGACGAGCAGTGTTCTCTGAGATCAAAGCATACTGTATGCACAGTGGCGATCATGATTACATGGAAGTCACCGAGTGGGCGAATGGCGAAGGATACGATATTAACATCGACCGCAAGCGTGGTATAGAGAATTTTAGTCTCACTTATGGCGAGTGGGAACTGCTACAGGTTCTCATGAACTATAAAGGAGAGTGAATAGTGGCACGACCTACTAGAAAGCAATTAGGTGGATACAGCCTCAGTGAGTTTAAATTGTTTTTGAAACGATTGGGTCACAAAGTGCCTCGAAACCTTTCGCATACTGCATATGTCACCCAATGTGGATACCACTACTTCCGCTGGCGGTGGTGGAGCGATGAAGGGTTTGTTGTTGACCGCAGTGTACCAAGTTGGGATTTTGACCGCTGGGGAAACAGCGTTGAAGAGACTTGTTCCTTTGAATCATTTCTGACCCGAGGAGCGTGAGTGATGAAAGCAAAGCACTGCGACTTATGCGTCCATGTCTCAGGTACTTTTGATGCCCGAAAGTGCAAGCTAGGCCACAAGCTGCGCTTCTATATGCCTAAGTCTCACACTGATGAACGCTGGGGGTGGATGCGTAGGTGCGAAGATTACATTTCGGACAAGGAGAGTGAGTGATGGCGAAGTTCAAACCCAAAGTCGAAGAAGTCGAGGCAGTGCAATGGTGGAAGCAGGGAGACCACCCTAACGTTGAACCTTATGATTTAAACGACCCACAAGACAAATATGGTTGGATTGACACAACACATGATGGCTGTGGAGTTGTTGAGCCCGGAGACTGGATTGTTACAGACTCTAAAGGGTTTGTAACTGTTTACGCTCAGTATTGGTTTGCAGAAAAGTTTGAGCCTGTGGAAATGGAGAGTGAGTGATGTCTTTTGAACAAACCGTTTTAAAGATGCCCGAATACTCTGAGTGGCGTTGTTTTATTTTTGGATTCAACTTTCGTCCATTCAAAGGTGAACACCCGAATTGGTTCTGGCGCAAAATGCAGTATTTTTTCTTCGGGATTCGATGGACAAAAGACTAGGAGAATAAGTGATGAGTGAAGTAAACCTGATTGCCCTAAGCAAACCCAGTGCAATTACTGATTGTTTTACGGCAGAGCAACTGGTGGCATATGCTGCTCGTGTCAGCAATCCTGAGAATCAGAACAATACTAAGACGGCACCTCGCCTTCTTAAGTATTTGATTCGAGAGAATCACTGGTCTCCTTTTGAGATGGTTCATCTGACCATGGAGATCACTACGACTCGGGACATCTCTCGGCAGATTATTCGGCATCGTTCATTCTCGTTTCAAGAGTTTTCTCAGCGATATGCTGTCTCTGAGAACTTTGAGAATCGTGAAGCAAGACTCCAAGATGATAAGAATCGTCAGAACTCCATTGAGACTGATGATTCTGATCTTGCAGCAGAATGGCGTGAGATTCAGAGCGATCTAATCAACCATGCCAAGAATGCTTACTCCTGGGCACTTGGTAAGGGTATTGCCAAAGAGCAAGCACGAGCAGTGCTGCCTGAAGGCAACACGGTGACGACTCTGTATATGGCAGGTTCGCTGCGCTCTTGGGTTCACTACTGTGATCTGCGTATGGCAAACGGCACTCAGAAAGAGCATATGGAAGTTGCCAAGAAGTGCTGGGATATTATCACTGGGCACTTCCCTTCGGTTGCAGAGGCACTCAGTGACTGAAGTAGTCATTCGTAACGAAGAACTCCTGGATACTCTCAATGGGTTTGTCCAGGAGTTTTACGAACGAGGCGGACACCAACGTCCTGATATGTGGATGCAAGAAGAAGGTGATCGCGGAGAGTACTACACAGGAGAAGAATACCTCCGGCAGTGTCTTGTCTCGCCTAATCTAATTGGTGCTCCAGAAAAACATTTTGGGCAACCAGTCTCAAAGATGGTCAGGGTAGATCCTTCCTGGGAAGATTACATGCAGAAAGTAAAGTATGACTTCGCATCTCAACTTGGTGCTCATACCTCTGCTCTGCTAAACTTCTATCCTCCAGGCGGATATGTTGGTTGGCACACAAACTGGGATGCAAATGCATACCAAATTTTATTTACTTGGAGTATTGACGGCAACGGGTATTTCAGGTATTATAATAAATCAGATGACGAGATTGTAACCATCCCTGATGTTCCTGGATGGCAGTGTCGTCACTATTATTTTGGTGCAAAGGAGGAAGTTGAAGATCACTGCTGGCATGCTGCATATACTAACAGTGAGAGGATAACATTGGCATATAAGTTTGTCAATGACACCAAAGCAAACGTCGAGAAAGATCGACAAGCACGTAACCTTCGTGATATGTTAATTGAGGAGATCGAAACACCATGACGCTTACCCCTGAAGACAAGAAGAAGCTGGAGAAGGCAATCCAAGAGATGTCTAACTCCATGACTCGAATTGATGCCGAGAAAGACCTGATCAAAGATATTATTCAGGAGACGCACGATTCCCTTGGTGTTGAAAAGAAGTATATTCGCAAACTTGCTATCATCTGGCACAAGCAGAATGTTAATGAAGTAAAAACTGAAACCGATGAGGTTATGGAACTTTATGAAGAGTTGTTTGAGTAGCATGATGTATAAGTATAATGAGCAAGTCAATATTCGTGGACTACAAGAATACGTAGAGTCTACGTATACTCAACACTACTCTCAAGGTAACTTTCAAGCTACCGAGTTTATTATTGATGGCGGTCATGGCATGGGTTTCTGTATTGGGAACATCATGAAATATGCTCAACGTTATGGCAAGAAAGGTGGTTATAACCGAGCAGATCTCATGAAAGTCCTTCACTACGGACTCATCGCTCTCTATGTTCACGACATGGAAAATGCTGAAAGTCTAATGCTCGAAAAAGAAGAGGAACCTATCGAGATTAATTATAGTCTCGAATTACTACCAGATGAAAGTTAAAAACTGTCTCACTTGCGGAAAAGAATTCAGGGTGGTCGTTGATCACCCTTCCGTTTCCTTTTGTAGTTTCGAGTGTGCAACAGAGCATGCAGAGAGTTTTCACAAAAAGTATGACATCAAACAGATGAGTCCTCAAGAGATCTTTGATTACAAACTCAAGTGGAAACCAGGGACTGAAGTCCCGACACATAGTGATTATGAATCCCGTTGTAAAGACTGGTGCAAAGAGCATCTGAAACAATGGCATTGGAGTCAAGAACGATATACTGATGTTTATGAACACACCTTCCAGTTTGAGTTGGAAGAATTTGCTGAATTGTTCCTAGAATTCTATAACGACATAAGAAAATAATATAAGTTTTTTGTTAAATTTTTATTAAACTTTGACAAAACCTTGACAAACTTGTATAGATACAAGTGTAAAACGTCACGAAAAGTGACTTTTTGCTGCAACTGAAATCCCCACATTCAAATACCTTTGGAGAATTTTTCAAATGAAAAATCTTGTCGTCTCGTTTTGCCTGCTTGCCCTGTCCGCCTCCACGTTTGCTATCACTGATTCCTATGTTGCTCGCCTGAACGAGCAAGGTGAGTACTGTGCTAAAGTCAATGTTGGTATCGTTACTCCTTACTTCAAGAACAAGTGCTTTACCCTTGAAGAGTGGAAAGAGAACGGTTTCACTGTCGAAGTCCAATAAGAGGTTGCGATCAAATTAAAAATGGCACAAACTTTTAAGGTTTACATTCCGCTGCTTGTCATTGCTGCTCTGTCAGTCTTTGGTCTGTTTGCTCCTGTTATTTACAGCGATGTGTACGGGGAGATTCTTAATGAGTCTCCTACGCTGTACATGCCGATGGTGAAGTCTGAGACTGTCACCAATGACATCTGCAACAATCCGACGATTTTGATGCACAAGATGTGCGAAAAAGAGTTGACTTCTGTAGCGTAATCAATTATACTATATAATATAGATTGGGCAGAGCGAACATAACTTGGAACATAAACTCGTTGCTTCCAAGTGACTGACCGATTCCTAAGCGAGGTGCGGAATCCTAGCAATCTATAAAGTCCTAAGGATTTAAAATCCTGGGCAGATTAATCACCGTGCGTGAAACTCGTTTCGGTTTGATTAGCAGCGGGTGGAATCCCCGCACCTATTTAACAAGCCCCTCAAGCCTCTTAACAATGCTCAAATCGTAGGGGCGTTTTATTCGATGAAGCAGAGAGAAAGGTGATCTGGACGGGAGTTCGACTCTCCCCACCTCCACCATAAACACACTGAGTACGTTTCGGCGTCAGTAAGTCCTGTAGAGTCGCAATCTTGGGCAGCAGTGTGTTTATGATGGGGGTGTAATGGATTCGACAGGTGCTAAGTATCAAAGTGGAGAATCGTCAAGCACTGACGTTAAACAGAGCAACCTAAAGTAAACGCAAACGATGACGTTTATACTGAGGACTTTGCGCTAGCAGCGTAAACCTCACGGGGTTCGCCGAGAGCCTTGTTACCAAAGTCTCGGCACTAATTCGGAGAAGTTTGTGAAGAAGTTTTTGTTATTACTACCCTTCCTACACGGTTGCGCCACCATGGAGTGGAGCAACTCTTACGGCACTGACTTCTGTGCCTACCCCTCTGGTTTTATCGTCGGTGTTCCTACTGCTGCCGCAGCGTCGCTAGTTGCTGGTCCTGCTGCAGCTATTGGGGTAGGTATCGCCGCAGGTGGCACCATGATTCTCAATGGTTGGACCAACTACGGCGGTACTGATGTCGGTGAGTGTATTGAGTCCTACAAGCGAGTTGTTATCGAAGGTAACGAATCTGCTCAACCTGACACATCTGAGGACGACCATTGACCACTAACTCTAGTTGCGAGTTTCTTCGTACTCGTGACTCGTTGACAACTATTGACACGGACCCTTCTTTTAGGTTATAATTGTCGCATGTGTGTTCGATTTCCCAAAGAACTTCGCTCTGGTTGGATACATAGATCTTGTCCTCAGTCACTTGCCAAGTCTGTGACTGTTTTACAGGGAAGTTCGCGAGTGCTGGGGACGCCATTACTGCGAGTATAAGTAGTGTTGCTTTCATGGTAATTACTCCATATATATTTGCTTTATATATTCTATATATACGAAATGAGTCTTTAAAATGAGTAAAAAAGAAAAAAATGATCAACTTCTCGTGAAGATTAATAGAGAGACGAAAAAGAAATTTATCGAACTTTGCGGAAAAGACGACACTACTGCAAGTCGAGAAGTCCGTAAATTCATTGAGCGATACATTGAAGGGTTCATTGATGACTGAAGAAGAAATTAACCTCGAGATTCTAAAACAATCACTTGGCATTCTGAACCGAAATATTGATCTCAAAGTTGATGCCTACCGATATAACCTAGAAGCAGGCAAACCCACAGGTACGTTTATTCCGCCTTCGCTTGATGTTGCCGAACTTCTAACTCTTGCCAAGCAATTAAAAAAATTTACTAAGGGGGAATGATGGAAAAGATTAAAAACTTTCTCAAAACACTTTTCACCGAAGAGTATCAGGTTGTTATCTGGTATGACCCGGAGAAAAAGACCGTGTACAGTTTCAAGAAGATTATCAAACTAACAGATACGCAGATCTCTGCAGTAAAGACTACTGGCGAGAAATTTGATATGAAAGTCAAAGAACCGTTTAATTATCAGATCACGAAGGTATATTAATATGATTACTGTTGGCAAAAGTTACAGAGCAGAAGTAATTGAGATTGATGATGAACTAGCACTTGACCTTCCCGATGATTTGATAGAAACTATGGGGTGGAAAGCTGGTGATACGTTGCGTTGGGAACAAGCTGGTTCTGCATGGATTTTGTCGAAGGTAGAGGAAGATGGCGCAGAGTAAACATGGTCCAATTGATATTAAGAAGGGAAAGGAAATTCTTACTCAATTGGGATTTGATGTATCCTCCTGGGATTCCCAACCAAAGAAAAAGAAAGAGCGTAGTTCCGGAGACATTATAGATCATCAATGGGGTACGGAAACTCTGTTGGTTGTCTCTGATGATTACAATGCAAAGATTCTTAAGATGATACCAGGCAGGAAATTTTCTCTGCATTTCCATGCTAAGAAACACGAAACCATTTATGTTATGTCAGGTGAATATGCTGTAATTTCTATAGATTCCCAAAATGGTATAACCTCTGAAGATATTATACGGAAAGGTGATCTTGTGATTAATCCTCCAAACTCTCCTCATCAGATACGCTGTATCCGAGAGGGAGAATTGATGGAGATCAGTAACAAAGAGTTTGAAGATGACCACTACAGAATTGGTCCTGGTGATAATCAGCAAAAGAGAAAACGATAATGTGCGGTGTGATTGGCGTCGCTATTCGTGATGCAAGAAAGGAAGATATTGAACTGGTCTATCGTTTGTTCACAGAGACTGAGATCCGAGGCAAGCATGCGACTGGGATGTCGTTCCTCTCTGGTGATGAGATTATCTCTTTTAAATTTGGAATACCTGCCAAAGAGTTTCTTGAGACAATCTGCATGGGCGATATCGTTAGCAGTGATGGTTCTATCTTCATGATTGGACACATTCGCTATTCGACTTCTGACCTTCGCTACAATCAACCATTCTACAACGACACTCTAAGCATTGTTCATAATGGTGTGATCTCCCAGGAAGATCAGAGCAGGTGGAAGTATCAGACAGAGACTGCCAACGATAGCGAACTGATCCTTCGCTCCTACGAGCATGGGCAGCATCCACTTGAAGATTTCCGTCCTTCTAGCATGGGAGTCTGTGTGCTTCACTCTGATCAGGTTCTTGAATGGTATCGTAACGAGGCACGTCCTCTCTGGTACACCAAGATTCCGCGTGGTGTGATCGTAACCTCGACTCAGGACATTGCTCGTCGTGCTGGAATCGAAGGTTCGAAGAAGTGCGAAATGTATAAAGTTTATTCGTTCAAAAATGAATTGCATGTGAATGGTGATTATGATGACCTCGCAGAAAACGTTTCAGACCTTCAATGAAAAAGAGGTTGAGGATCTTCTTGAAACTCAACCTGAAGGAAAGAACACCAAGTTCCTAAAGTCCTCCCACAATCTATGGTTTCGCTTTCATAACTATGACAAGAATCCTCCCTTTGTCATGTTTGATAATGGCGAACCCGTTGCTCTTGTGTTTGCCACATTCAGTCAGCGTTCCAAGTATATCAATCTCTACGAGATCGTGACACTCGAAGGAATGGAAGGCAAAGGGTATGCCTCTCAGGTTTGGCAGTATGTCATTCAGACTGCCTATGACTCTGGGATGCGTCGACTCAAGATCTCCTGCACTCCCTCCTCGATTACCTGGCATGTGCGCAATGGACTTATCTTCTGGGCAGTTGATCCCTCTGGTTCTCTGCGCTCTGACCAACCTCTGTTTCGGACTCGACAGGAGCAGCTGGACTTTCGTGAAGACGCAGTCAAGAATCCATCTATTGCCTTTCCTGCAGATTCAGTATATAATAAACTCCTTGCAGAATCTCTTGATTCCTATGGATTCGGTGTTAAGAAACGTGCTCAGGTTGAAGAGGCAATTGAGTCTGTGGGTAAATACTGGTTGCGCGACTCTCTTGTTAATAATGCAAATACACTAGAAGAATTCTTTAATGGATTTTAGAACTGCCGATAATCGTAAAGAAGCATTCATAAATTGGTTTGGTTGGTCATTAGAGATTGAGGATTGTGACTCTGCTCTCTACATGACCAACTATTTTTTCGATCGCTTCGAATATAATCTTGAGCAGAAATACTGGTTGGTCTGGTTGTATGGTACGACATACAATTTCCCGACTGCCTATGTGATCTGGAATGAGTTTCCGGACATGGAACTTGTTGGTGTGGATCGACTCAAGAAATGGAATGATGAGAAGTATTCTCGACTTCGTTACCAGACCGACACCAAGTGGAACAAGGGGCATCTCCCTGC